TCATTATATCTTGGAGGAAAGGAAGATGTACCTGCGGATGGAATGCCGCAGGCTGGACTTACACCTGAAGAAACGGATATTCTCCGCCGTCTCATGGAAAAACAAGCTCGACTTGCCGCATCAGGACAATCTCAAAAGAAGGAGGGTGACACAGATGATCCCCCCTTTACATCCGAACAAATCTATATGCAAAATATGTCAGTTCTACAAACAGTTCGGTAGAGTTTCATTATAACACGTAAAACGTGTGTAGATGAAAAAACTAAACATTTAGACTGAGTTCATTTCCGAGGATCGGCGTATTGCGCTTCTTGCGCCTCCCGCCGCCGGCTGTACGGACTGACTCCCCCTGGCTACGGATTTCCTCCGACTGCACACTCTGTATATCAGAGGCGAGCGTAGGGCCGCCTCCCATCATACCGCCTCCCATCATGGACATACTCGGCATAGACGCCTCCATGACCTCGGCCTGACGGACTTCTGCGAATGTCTTAAGGATATCATCAACTCCTGTAGGTCCACGCATTTCACGGCGCGCCGTCGCACGCGGGGGCTCAACCGATGCAACCGGCTGCGGTACATTCGGTACACGGCTTGAGTTATTAAAAACCGGCCCCGCCTGCGGCATTTGCTGCGGCGGCTGCGGGAACTGCTGCTGCATCGGGAACTGTTGCTGCATCGGCTGCGGCATCGATTGCGGCATTCCCTGCTGCGGCTGAACACCCATCGCCATGCCCATAAAGTTTCCAAAACCCGGACCCGCCTGTGAAGCTGCTGCTGCGGCCATCTGACGGGCGAGTTCAGGATTCTTCCGTAGAACCTCATCCATTGTAGGCATCTTCTGACGGAAAAAGCTATTGCTCATATGGCACATAAATCCAGAGCCAGCAAGGGCCATGATCAGACGAACCTCAGGAGCAACCTTTCCACGATCCTTGTACTTATCATAGAGTTCCTCAAAGATTTCATCAAAATCCTCCACATTCTCGTGTACAGACTCTGACCAGCCCTCAAGCTTCAGATCAAACGGATCGAACTTATTGTTCATCCATTCCATTCCTGTCACAACACCCATCAGCATCTGGCGCTGGAAACGCAGACTCGTCTCCAAGTTTCTCGCATCGACAAGGCGTAGATACTCTTGCTTGATTTCCTCAAGACTATTGTCCATTGTGTAGTGACGCGTAACAGGAAATCCCTTTGCCTCAAGACGCTGAAGCTTATTGATGAGCTCAACCTTCTCTTTCTTTTCGGCCTCGGGATCACGGCTTGCGGGTAGTGAAAAGACCGGTCCCGTAGCCGTCTGCTGGTTCGAAAAGAGATTCGCCCCAACATCACCGCCCGATTCCTTGCGAATCTCAATATTGACAGGCGCTGAGGGAAAGTCCGATCCAATATTCATCGGTTCAAGAGGAGCAATATCAATCTCCTGAAGTCCGATGGAGTTTGTATTAATACTGATGGAAGGCGGTTCAGGCGGCCGCGAAGAAACACTTACCGACTGACCGGAAGAGGATGACCCCATCGTCTTGCTCGGATTTGCGAGTAGACTCATTCCTAAATCGTCGCCCATATCATTCAGATTAATTACATTTCCGAGTTCGCTGCTTAGACCGAGATCGGGTCCTCCCATTTTACGGGACACTTCTTCCATTTCGTAAATGGTTGCCATCCTTCTTCGCTTTTCTCAGGAGTTTTTAAGCATGCTTTCCCGCATACGCATCCAAACACATACAAAAAGCATCGGCCAAGTCGGATCGTTTCTTGTGTGTTTTGAAAAAGGCTAGCCAATGCGCACTATTTACAACCGTAGAGAGTTTCGTCTCCGCCCGATCCTCGGATCCTTTCTTTCTTGCGGCATATCCGGTATCTCCAACTGCTGCGCCCTTAACCTTCATTCCAGCATGTACCAACTTAAATGGTGGTACAGGCATTTCTAAAATCATACGATCGCGCAAGGTCGCATATAAGAGAATCTGAACCGTTTTCATCACCGGGTTTTTAAGAACTGGTTGATTTTCAAGACGAACTTCGGAAATCTGTGGAAAAAAGGGAACAAGCGTATCTACAAATCGCCGAAGTGAGTCGTGCAGTTTTGCCATATCCATCGCCGCGGCATGAGGAACCTTTACCTTTACAACCGGTACCGATGAAAAGGCCTGAACAGCCGTATACATCGCATCCTTTGTCTTTGGCATCGGACGAATACCCTTTACAGAAAGAGCAGCACGGAGTTCAGGTGCGGAGGGAACCTTTGTAAAAACTACTCCACTCACATCCTTAAGGAGAGGAGCCGTTGCTGGAATGTGTCGTTGACATGAGAGTCCATGTACAGACGTAAACTTTGCCTTCGCTGCGCAATGGCCGCAGGTAGCGGCTTTTGGTCCCGCGCTCTCCGCCTCGCGATCCTCTAGAAGATTATAGTTACCCCATCCAACAATGGATATTGTCTCGCCTGATAGACTTGTAATACACCAGGCCAGATTCTTAATACCAATGTCAAAACATAATACTCCCTTTTGTACAGTGGTCATCTACTCTTTCATTTACGAGTACCTTAGACCATGCCTACGCAGCGCGCAAGTATGTTCCTCGTAGATTCACACTACCGATACCCTGTGTTCCAAGATTGGAATAGGCACGACCACGCAGCGAGTTCCGTCCACCTTCGGAGGTCCGTGTAATCGGAGGCAAGGGTTGTCTTTCCTCGGTTTTCTGATACGCAAAGGTTCCAAACAGTTCAGGAACCAGTTCCTGCCGTTCCTGACCAAAACCAGAAGGAAGATGCGTAAGTTGAACGGCACATCCCGCAGGATTACAATGGACAATGCTCTGCGGAGGAGGAACAACCGTAGAATCAAATGGTTGAAGAGCACCAGCCTGTTTCGCTTGACGAGTACGAGAAATCTCAAGAATCGATTCGGCATTACGCTGCATCCATTGATGAACGGCGAACTGTTGACCGGCAGGGATATTCTCAGAACAATGTGTTCTATAGTCCGTCACAAGGCGACCATCCTCCATTGGGCCTGCCCAACCGGGAAAGCGTGAATCGGGTGCGGGCCCGGCCGCATAGACATCTTTAGGAGTAAGTCGTGACATGGTTGCTTGTTCCGCAACTCTTGTTGGAATCGATCCATACAATGAAGGTTCTGTTGGAAGGCGGAAGAGCTTCGTGTCCATCTATTTGAAGATTCTAAAGGGATTCACTCTCAACCGGTTCTTCAAGAAGGGCACCGTCCGTAGAAGGCGGCGCGCCCGTCGGCTCAGCCGTTACAGGAACATCCTGCTTCTTGAGCGCCTCAGTGACCTCCTTGCGACCGGCACCAGATGGAAGTTTTAGTCCACGCTTCTTTGCGAGATCCTTCAGTTCCTTTACCGTCATTGACTCATAGTTAACATGGACCTTCTGCGATGCTGTTGTAGTAGGACCAGAGGAAGCGCCACTTAGATCAACGCCCCGCGCCGCCGTTGCCGTAGAACCACCCACCTGTGATAGAACATCCTTGTAGTATCCCTCCTCATCATTTAAATCTACATCCTCCGTATTCAGAGGCTCGGGAGCCGAGACCGGCTGAACATGATTTACACCCATATTCGGAGATTCATCGGATGAATCCCATGGAGCGGGTCCACTGGCTGAACCCATCATTTCCATTGACATCTTTACATCAAGCAGAATCTGCTCAATGAGCGACACCCGCTTCTCACTCTGGACTAGACGACTATAGAGATAGAAGCAAAGGGCACCGAATACTAGCGTAAGTGTAATACCAATGGTGAGCGCCTCGGTAAATGAGCCGGCCATTATGTGTTCTGTTTAGACGAAGCAGTTTCAAGAACTAGGTTTGTCCGCAGATGGAAATCTGTATTTTGTATACAGTTCCTCGACGCTACTCACTTTACATAAACCGGGTGCCAATGAAAATGAAAAGCGAATCCCCGTAGGTGTTATCTCCGCTGGAACACAAAGTCTCTGAATCTCGGCCGGCGCATCCTCTACAAGTTCAAATACGTGAGTGCTAATGAGACTAATCACATTTGAACGAGCCCAAATATGATTGAGAAACCGTTGTGACGTTTTCTTGCCATCAGGAGGATTTGTACTGTGGAAGCACTCGTCGTAGACAAGAAGACCGCGCTGTGATGTTTTTGTGCGACGAATCACCTTTGCTGCGAAAGCAAGCTCGCGTTCAAATAAACTCTGTTCTCCAGGTTCATCCACAAGACGGAGACCAGATTCAATCCAATGAAAGGGAACGAGTTCCATGGACTCTGCGAAAGCAATGCCCATTGTTTGTGCGAGCCATGTATTTAGAAGAATTGCCCGAAGAATGGATGATTTTCCACCCTTATTTGGTCCTGTTAACAGAGTATGCGGTGCGCTTGAAACAAAATCGGAGGCAACACGCTTGGACGCGGGGATTGAAGGGTCAAAAAACTGCCTGATCGCATAAAACGGTTTCGATCCCCGTTGAGGCTTTACAAAGCAGATGTCAGGACATAATGCGATGCGCCATTCAAGTTCAATCTTTGCTATCTTTCTACAGATCCAATCAACATCGTGCGGATGATCACGTACATACGCATAGAGTTGTAGAGGTTCATCAGTTGGCCAGAGATCCATATGCGCCGAGTTCACAGCAATCCCCGTTGTTGCCGTATATACTGCGAAAAACTCTTTGACGGTAGCTACAAATCGTTGAAGCGTTTGACCCCGCTCAACAATAGATTCATTGATTTTCTTCATGTGAAAGGCCTGTTGAATCGGCTGAATGATTCCTTGTGCCATACCAAAAAGTGTCCAGGTAGTTTGAAATAGAATGCGAACATGTTCCCATGTTGTCATTGTAGACCAGTCCTTTCCACCTAACCACATTGAAAAAAGCATTTTACGATAGTTTTCAAAGGGCATTGAGATACCAAACATAAACCGTAGAACTAAATACGGCAAAATCCATGAAATCAAGGGAATAATCACAGCGAAGAAGGGAAAAATGTAGATTTTAAAGATGGAAAGCGCCGGCAATAAATACGGAACCTGATTTAATGGCTGTGACCATTCTTGTGTGAAGACCAACTGAGAAAGGCTTTCATGTTCCCAATCCTCCGGTTTTTTACGAAACTCTTGAAGTTTAGATTCAAACTCTTTGAGTTTTAGAAACAGTTTTGACATTGTTATTGTTTCTTTTGAAGCAAGAACTGTCCGAAGTGATTCGATTGGTTTCTGTGCCGAAAGAATCTGTTCAGGTTTTGTTTTAAAGGCCTTGAGGCGCTGAAGAAAAAGTTGTTTCGTTTCTTCGAGTTGAAAACCTAACGGCTCAATCCATTGAGTCGATCCCATCTCTTTTACGATATCCATGGTTTGTTAAAGAAAAGAGTTAAAATTGAGAGAACCTCCCGCAAATAGCGTTGATTTAAAAGAAAGAAAATGAGTTATACACTAGCGATGTCTTCCATAGGAAGTCAGGGAAAATCCTCTTCTTCACAAGAGGATTCTTCACCTGCGCAGGTTGTACAGTCTATTCTACAGTTACGCTCTCGTGCTCCTGTTGCATCAGAGGAGATTCTAACACGAGTACGAATGATTGAACCACTCTTACATGATACGGATCCTATTACGCCAAACTGGCGGCGTGGTATTTCAGGTACATCCGGAACTATGTCATCCTCTCGCCGCCAACATATGGGCGGTGGCGGAGGAGGTGGCGGCGGAGCCGCAAATCGTTGGAAGAATACCAATACAGTTACATCGCATGAACAGCCGATGGTTTCTGTACCCTACCAGAAATATCAGAGTCGCTTTAAAAATACAGAAGCGCCTGTTGAAGAAACCATTCTAAACTCGATTATTTTGAATAAGCTAAATAAGTTTAGTGCTAAAACCTATACAGAAGTTCGTGATTTTCTCTATCAAATCTTGGATAATGGAGAAACAGCGTTTACAAAGGAGTTTATGCGACTTGTATTTAAGAAATCAGCAGCAGAAGACATATTCTGCCCTCTCTATGCAAAACTACTAAGTGAGTTGCGTACAACATATCCTGTGATCCAAACTGAAATGAATGAACTCTTTCAAAGTTATATTACTATTTTCAAAGATCTAGACGAAAGTGAATCAGTTGACTATAAAATGTTTATAGAACGAAATATTGAAAAGAAATATCGCCTTGGCTACAGTCAGTTTCTTGCAGAACTTGTGATTCTTGAAACGGTAGATTTAAGTTCACTTCAAGAAACATTTGAGGTTCTGATTACAAATATCTTTGTCTTCGGATCAAAAGAAAATAAGTCAAATGAGATTCAAGAATATGCGGATTGTCTTCTACGAATGGCACGAGTTGTTCATAAGAAAAATACAAACTTCTTTGTAAATCTGCGGAAACAGTTGTACGCATGTATTCGGGTTAAGTTGGAGGAGATTTTAGAAAGTACCCGAGAAACCTTTCCGAGCATTACTCCGAAATCCCGATTTGCCCTTATGGATATTCGTGATAATCTTCAAAAGAACTGATATGTAAAAATAAAAACTTTTTTATAGTAGAAAGAAATGGCGCGCACTCGTAAGTCGTATGGTCGTAAGAGTGGAGTTTTTACGCGTCTCTGGAGCCCGTTTGGGCACACCGTTATGGCCGGCTCGAATACGGTCGGTGCGGTCGCGGACACGGCGAAGGGTGTTGTTGGGGTGGGCGCGAAGGGTGTAAATCGTATTGGCCGCAGCGTGACAGGTCATTTCAATGCGGCTGTTCACGATTTACTGCGTGGTGTTACTCGCAAGGGACGTAAGGGGCGCAAGAGCCGCAAGGGCGGCAAGGCACGTAAAACACGTGGTGGACGCAGGCGCAACGTGTAAATTTTAGCCGAACCAAAAAGTTGAATGAACCGATTCCATAACTGCGTTTTCAGAATATCTAAAATGAAGGAAAACCGTAGAATGCTAGCCAATAAGAAGCGGAATAACAAGGATTCATCCGAGAAGAACGAGAAGTCATCTCGACGGGATCCCTCCGACTCAGCAGTGTCCGGTGCTCAGCGTAAGAGCCGCCCTGCGCCCCGTCTTCGTCGCGGTCGTGCCGACGATGATGATGAAAGTGTAGACAGTAAGGGGAATATTCGTGATCTGATCGCCTCTTCAGATGAAGAGGAGGAGGATGAAAATGATAGTTCCTCCTTTGATGGAAATACGTCACCGAGCGAGGAGATTGCGAAGAAGTCATATATCGCCGAGCGACTCTTGAAGAAGGAGAGTCGTAAGGCTGCGCTCAAGGCTCGCGAACGTATTCGTCAGCGTCGCATCGGTAAGAAGAAGTCATCTTCTCGTTCTTCCAAGCGACAGTCCTCTTCCGAGGACGAGGATGAGGAGGAACTTGCACTTCTAAAGCGCCGTATTGCTCGTCGCAAGCAGCGCGAGGAAGAGGAAGAGGAGGATGAAGAAGAGGAGGAAAAGCCCAAAAAGAAGAAGTCTTCACGTCGCAAGGAGGAAGAAGAAGAGGAGGAAGAGGAAGAGGAAGAGGAGGAGGAAGACGAAGAGGAAGAGGAAGACGATGAGGATGAGGATGAGGAGGATGAGGATGAAGAAGATCCTCACTCGCACCTGAATGGTTTTAGCATCAGCATTGGTGCGCTTGAGGATAACTCTGAGCGCATGATTCCGAAGCGTCATAACATGAAGAAGGAGTCCGCGATTGTCAAGAAGTTCGTAAAGCTTGTCAGTGCTCCCATTGAAGAGAATACGATTGATGATCAGATTGATCAGTTCAAGAACCTCAGTGAGCCAAAGCAGAAGCAGATGATTGAGGCACTTGAGCGGAAGTCAAGTGCGGCAACGGCCGAGCAGCCACTCATGTTCAAGATTCTCTCGATGAATCTTCCTGGTGAGACACAAGCGATGGTGCTCAACAAGTATAATAGTCTTCAGGCACTTGATCCGAGTAGTGGTGAGTATTTCAAGCTGCGCGCCTGGCTTGAGAAGCTTACAAGCGTACCCTTTGGTCTTTATAAGGAGATGCCGGTAAAGATCGAAGATGGTACGGATACTTGCGGCGCCTTTATGGAGCGGGCGCGCCGCTGTATGGTTGACGCGATCTATGGTCAGGAAGAGGCAAAGCTTCAGATTCTCCAGTTCATTGCAAGTAAGATTGCAAACTCCAATGCTCGTGGCCTGAGTCTTCTGCTCGTTGGCCCTCCTGGTATTGGTAAGACAAGTCTAATCAAGAATGGTATTGCGAAGGCAATCAATTGGCCCTTCCAGTTCATCTCGCTAGGCGGTGACTCGGATGCCAGCACCTATACCGGTCATCAACTGGTGTATGAGTCGAGCCACGCCGGCAAGATTGTCAATT